CGCTGGAGGCGGTGGTGGAGGTGGAGGTGGATCCTACTCATGTGGTGGTGCTCAACGTCCTGGTGGCACTGGCGGCACTGGTGGTGGGTTTTCATCTGGTGGTGTTGGTTTATCTAATGGTGGCGGTGGCGGTTCTCCTGGTGGTGGAGACGGCGGAGGCGGCGGCGGTGGAGGCGGCGGTTCTTCAGGCGGCGGTGGCGGCGGTCAAGGTGTTGATTGTAACTATGGCGGCGGTGGAGGAGGCGGTGGAACTTCCAGATACAACAGCAGTAAAGTTAGTTTTGTTAATCAGTCAACCAATAGTGGTAATGGTAGCATGACGCTATCATTCACAGTCACAATTGCCGAGATCACTTCATTTACTATATCACCTAATACTATAATTGCTGGACAATCTGCTACATTGTCGTGGAATACTGCCGACTCTACATCAAGAAGTATCAATCAAGGTATTGGTTCTGTTGGTGTTTCTGGTTCAACTACAATTAGTCCTGGTAGTTCTAGAACTTATACAATGACTGCAATTGGATTAGCAGGTAATGATACAGCAGATGCTAGCATTACAGTTTATCCACCAACAATTGCTACCATTTCCGCATCTCCTAACTCAATAATTGTTGGACAAAATTCTACATTGAGTTGGGTTGTTTCTGGTGCTGGTGGCACCACAGCATCTATTAATCAAGGTATTGGTGCTGTTGTTTTAACATCAAATACTTCAGTTTCGCCATCAACCAGCACTACGTACACAATTAATGCTAGTGGTCTTGGTGGTACTGATAGTGATAGTGTAACAATTTCAGTATATCAACTACCAGAAATTAGTTATAATGTTCCAACTAATATAGATTATGGAGATACTTTACAATTTCCAGTAACATATAGATACGCTAGTGGTGGTGTCAATGGAACTATTACATATACTATGAGAAACTCCACTACTGGTGCGAACCAAACTCAAGTACAAAATGTATTTTTATCTGGAACTAGTTCGGATGAATCAGGTGCAGAGAAAACAGGTAATGTTGTTGCTAATATTCCATATGGTTTACATGGTGTATTTGCTATAGATATTTCTTTGTCTTCCAATGGTGCGGGAGGAGTTACAAATCAAGTAGAAACTATAAATGTTAATGTTGATGAATTACCCGATAATATTACTATACCAAATAGTTTAGAACAAATACCATCAGATGATGTAGAAGCACCTGATTTTGATATTGTTCTCAGTGACCCCATTGTTGTAAGTGATATTGATGTTGCTGTTGAAATTAAATCAAACAAACCAATACAAGTTAGGTTTGATGACGATGATCCATTAATAAACTCCAATTGGTACGACGTGCGTCCTAACTAATGACACAAGATTTTAATTTTACTAGTAGATCTAACGGCGGTCCTCAATTCTATGAGCCGAATTGGTCTAATTTCATGAACACCTACAATGTAGGTGGTAGAGATACTTCTGGTACTCCTGGTCCTAATAGGACATATTCATGGACTATCACTTTTAATAATTATGGCAGACAACAATTCTATGCTAATGTGGATGATAATGGGGCAATTTATATTAATGGCAATTATGAAATGGGAATGGGTGGATTTGGAACGCAAAGTTTAGTCACTACCACAAATTATTATGGACCAGGCACATATACTCTTAGTGCTAATGCTAATAATAGTGGTGGTGGACCTTGGGGTATTGCTATAGATTGGGTTGGATTTGTTCCACCACCACTTGTTTATGGATGTACAGATTCCCGTGCTACAAACTATAATCCAAACGCAGATGTTGATAATGGAACCTGTTCATATCCTACACCATCTAATACTCTTACTATAACTCCTAATGTTATAATTGCGGGTGCGAATGCTACTCTAGCATGGTCTGTCAGTGGTTCTACATCACAAACTTTGACAGGTTCTGGTAGTGTTGCGTCTAGTGGGTCTTTAACAAAATCTCCTACTAATAGTACAACTTATACGTTAGTTTCGAGTTATTATGGTATCACCAGCAGAACTACTGCTGTAACTATAACTGTATATCAACCAGTAGTTGCTCAATTTACAGGTGTATCTTCAAACCCTATTATTGTTGGACAATCAACAACTCTAACTTGGGTAGTATCAGGTTCTGCTAATACTCCTGCTACTATTAATCAAGGTATTGGTGCTGTATTGTTTAGTAGCAATAAATCTGTATCTCCATCTAGTACAACCACATATACTTTATCTGCCAGCGGACCTGGTGGTAGTGATAGTGATTCTGTGACTATTGTAGTAAATCAATTACCACAAATTAGTTATAATGTTCCAACTAATATAGATTATGGAGCAAGCGTAGGGTTTGTAGTGACATATAGGTATGCAACAGGTGGAGTCAATGGTACAGCAGTTTATAGTGTTAGAAATCCTACTACTGGAAGTTTTATTACTGTTTCACAAAATATTAGTTTACCTGGAACAACATCTGATCAAAGTGGTGGTGCCATTACAGGTAACGTTAATTTAAGTATTCCTTGGACAGTACAAGGTGTATTTGGTGTAGAAATTTCTTTAGCTGCTTCTGGTGGTGGTGGTACTACCAACGTATCGAACTCTATAGATGTCAATATTGATGAACTACCTGACTCTATTACTATTGACCCTAGTCTAAATCAAGTTCCAACAGATAATGTATTGGCACCTGATCAAGAGTCAGTACTGAGTGACCCTATTATTGTTGGTGATATTGATGTTGCTGTAGAAATTAGATCGGACAAACCAATTAAAGTTAAATTTGACGATGCTGATCCTCTAATTGAAGCAAATTGGAATGATGTCAGACAATCACCCTAAATACAATACGGGATAAAGTATAAGTTCGCATGGCGTATCAGTTTAGTGCTACCCCACTATATGTTGAGGAAGGTCAGTCCATCCAGTTTAGGTATGAGGCACCTCCTAGTTACTCGGAAGTTACTAATGTAACTATTGATATTGGTGAGCTCACTATTACTTGGGTTATTGAAACCAAGTTAGAAGATTTTGCTCCAGATCCATTCTTTCTACAGAATATAGATGAAGCAGAAAGTGATGTCATGTATACATATGCACAAACTGCGTTTCCTGATGATGGCGTTGCATATACTGGATTAACTCCTGGAGAACCAGATCCTCTTCGTAGTGGTGAAGAAGTTATTACTATTACTGGTTTAGATCCTGGAACTGAAGCACCATTATCAGTCACATCTAACGTATTAGATCCTAATGACTACGCTTATCGTGTTAATCAATACCTCACAGCAACTAGTTCATATGGTGCTTGGGGTCCATGGACAAGAGCAATTAACCAGACTATTTCTAACCTTGACAGAATTCAAGTTAGACTAAGAGCTTCTTCGGCACCATCTGATACCAAAAATGTTAACGTTGTTGTTGGTACTGGTTCTGCTGAATGGGAAATCACCACAGGTGCTATTCCTATCAACACTCCAAATCCTGCACCTAATTTCGGTAGTTTAAATAACCAAGAGTTGAATGCTCTTGTCTATAGCGACAGACCTCAGATTTTAGGGTTGACAACTCAAGCACTTATGACTGTTGATAATAGTGCTGAAATTGCTGTCTCTAATTTCAATACAACATTTACAAATGCTGATGGTTTTGAAGTTTTATCTAATATTATTGGTACATGGGGCAATAATAAAACAGTTCAGAATGGTCAATATGTTCAATTAAGAGGAACTAGTTCTGGAAGTGAGTTCTCGCCAAAGAATTTTAGTGTAACTATTGGTGATGGAAATGGTATTTCTGGATGGATAGTGACGACAGGTGCTGGTCTTGATGAAAATCCTAATAGTTTTGTCTTCCAAAATCTCGTCGAACAGATTCCTGGTAATGTTAATTATAGATCAACTGTTCAATCTGGATCGGCATCTAGTGGCAAAGCATTAGTTGCTGGTCTAACTCCTGGTATATTTGTTCCTGTTTCTTTGAGGAGTGGTGACACTACATCTACAGCAAATCCAAGAATTAGTGTTAATGGTGGATCATCTGGTATTATTAGTAACATTCAAGTTCAAAATGGTGATATTATTGAATTAGTTCTTGATGGTAGTAATGATATTAGTAATCCCTTGCTTCCTGGTCAAGGATCAACAAAAATGGGTATTAATGTTGGTGATAGATTTGTCCCAACATGGTCTATTACTAATTGGACTGGTCCTGATACTAGTCCATCTTTTACTCCAATCAATCAAGTTTTAAATAGGACTCCTGGTGGAGCGAGTGTGATTGGACCTATAGGCTTGACAAATTTCAACTTACCGATTACAATATCAGCATCCAGTCTAGTTGCCTATAATGAGTTTAATTTTGCTACAGGCGAAAACATCGGTAACGTATTGTTCTCTCTTAATGGAGACACACCAGCACCTGGACCTCGTACATTGAGTCCTGATCCTGGTAATAACCCAGTATTTGTAACGATTATTTACCAACAACCAGGTAATGCTAATTTAGATCCAGTTGTAGGACTATCTCATTATGGTGTAGCAGATATTAGTTTTGGAACTGCAGCGCCATTTACACTTAGATCTGTAAACTATGCAGTAAAACCAGTTCCTCCATCATATCTTGGTGTTTGGTATTCCGAGAAGAATGCATTCTTTGCTGAAGAAGCATGGGAAGCAGTATCTAATTCAGATCCTGCAAATGCCAAGAGTTTTTATAGACAACCCAAGCATGATGGTTATGCTATTGGTACTGTGTTACCTGTACCTAGAGAAACTATTGCCGATGATGGTAACTTTGGTTATGGTGATATCGACAATAGATTCCCTGGATTCCTTGAATGTGATGGAACTTCAGTAGCAGCAGCAGAGTATCCTTGGTTATGGGAATCAATTGGTAACACCTATGGTGGAAATGCAACCTATATTAGTGCATCAAAAACATA